ATACTGATCCAAAGACATACTATGTTGTTTAATAATATTAAAATCATAATAATCACTATAATCAAATAATAATTGTTTATTTTGCCCAAACTGAGATAATCCAGTATTAAATATTTTAGGTTGTATATACCAGAATAATTCTTTGGTTGGTTTTGTAAAAGATAAGTCTGCTGTAAATATTGATTTTTGAGATTGAGACACATCATATAGGTTTTGATCAATTGTTTCTATCACATATTCTAATTTAGATGTTGCAAATTTCTTCCTTTCTATTTCATCAAAGTATATGAACTGACATACTAAACTTATATCTACCATTGATATCTGACTATATAATAAATTATAATCTATATAAGGAGAATATAATCCAAGATTATTAATATTAATATTAGAAGAGCCAATTAATGATTTCAATTGTGTCATAAAATATATCCAATGATTTACATACATTATATTACTAGAATAAGTTGAATTATTAGATACATTACTATTTGGGTTAATTGGATTATCATTAGAATAATTAGGAATACCATATGTATTTAATATAAAATTTATTTCAGTATCTAATAATTGTGGAAAATTATATAATAAAACATTATAATTAATGTGCTTACACTTATAATTAATAAGCCTATCTTGAAAATTTATATTATATTGTGAATAAGGCAATTGTTGATCTATATTAATTGTATTTATAAAGGTTGCGTTATTTATATTTATTGTGGTTGAACTCAAGTCTTGGAAAGAATATAATTGAATATTTGATAGTAAATTATTATTAACAAGAGAATTAGTTGATAAATCTTGATAATTTAATGAAGTTATATTCAATAAATCCTTATACATTTGTTCGTAATTTTCAAAACAGATAATATTTTTTATTTTATTTATTTTTGCAGTTATTATTACTGTCTGATATTGCAAAGCAATCAATGGTAATACACTACCATGATCTTTACAAAACCAAAATATCAATGGTATTAATATGGTTCTTCCATTTTTTTGCCTATTGTTATAACTATTTAGATTAGGATCGTGTCCAATCATTAATAAATAATTTGGTTGATTTTCTTGTTTTATTTTACTTGTTTGATTAATATGAAGAAAATCATTATAATAAGTATTTACTTCAATCCCACCTATATCCAATCTAAAATATTCAAAAAAATTATGACCTAAATATTCAGCCCAATTAAAATTAATATTATTAGTAGTAATATTTGATAGTAAATTAGTATAATATTGTAATTTATTATAATAATATTGAATCCAATAATTCATATTATTGTATCTTGTATCTAATTGTGTATTTATATTAGCAATAGTTAATTCAGGTTGTCCTATAATTTTATTAAAACTTATAATATAACTAGATATATCAATAAGGGTAATAATATTTGGATCTATAGCATTCTTAATAGATGTTATTTGTTGTATATATTGATTATTAAATAATATTACAATGGATTGTAAATTAGAAGTTGTTATATTTGTAATTTGCAAAGCTGATTTTAATTTTCTTAATAATATTGTTTGATAAGAGATATATGTTTGTAAATTTGAATATAATAATTTATAATTATTAATATTACTCTGTATATTATTTATCTTATTTTGCTTATTATTAATGTAATCTGTATTGGTTATAATATTATCAGAAAATCCTGGTAATGTTGGTAATGTTATTTTAATATAACATTGATGAAGTCCATCACCTAAATTTTCAACATTAAATGATATCTCTTCATTATATTCTACTTGTTGATTTGATGCAATTTCTTTAAAATCTAATGAGAAATTAGTATATCTCTTATACACTTTTCTAAAAAAGGTAATTTCTGGTTTAGTAGTTAGATATCTATCTTGTTCGCCCGAAGTTATTAATTGTAATAATCCTCCAGTCATTTATTAATTTATTATAATTTAGATTTTAAATATAATAATAAATTATAAATACAATTAGAGTTGTGAGTTTATACATGAATAATTATATTAATTATTATTAATATGGGATTAGATTATAAATTAATTATAATATTCGGATTAGCGGTTGTAATTTATTTTATTTATAAAGAAGTTGATGTATTGTTTGATAAATTAAGTAGTTTAGAAGAACGGATTAAATTATTTGAAATGAAAGATACACTCTTATTATCTGAACAAGTTAATTTAAAAGAGCATAATATTATGAATATGACTGAACTATTAGGTACAAAAAATATAATATTAGATCTTAATACCACATTAAATAACGCTGATATTATGTATCCAAATCTAACTGATAGTAATAGTAAATATTTAGAAATATATTCTAATGACAATTCATCATACAATACATCTATTAAAGATAGTGTTATATCAGATGTTGTATTTGATTATGATGGTGATAATATCAATGTTATACCAGATGTAGAAAATAAAGATTCAATTAAAGAATCTATTAAAGAAGATGTTAAAGAAGATGTTAAAGAAGAGGAAATTAGAATATCAAATTATGAATCAGAACTTAAGAATATGAAAGTAGGCGAAATAATAAAAATCGCACAAGAGTACAATATAGAACTTAATAAAAAAATTAATGGAGTTTCTAAAAAAAAAATAAAACAAGAATTAATTAATGAAATAATTCAAAAAAAAAATATCTAAATAAATTTATATAAAATGGATAATAGATATTTCAAGTACAATTGTCCCGCCATTTGGTCAAATTCTAGAAATTTAACAAATTATTATGAAAATCGTATATTTGAGCAATTTATTAGAAATACTAATAAGATTCAGTCTGCTCAAGAATACAGACATTTTCTTCAAAATAATGCAGAAATAATTATGACAAGAGAGAATGATTATCTTATTAAAAACAATACTTGCAATGTTGATGGTAAATGTGTTCCAATTAATTATGAAAATTTTACTAATACGGAACCTGTTCATACTTGCAATTGTAATAAATAAAAAATATATAAACTAATTAGAGTAATAAATTAATATATAAAAAAAATATCACATTTATTAATAATGTCAGTTAATAAATTTGATAAAATATATAATCCACCTATATTTATAGATAATGGGAAAAGACTTGAGCTTTTCAATATTATAAATACACTAAATACATCTGAACTTTTACAATATTCTTTAATTAATAAAATTTCATTAAATCAATGTAATGATAATGATGATAATCTAATTCACATTGTTATTAGAATGGATGATACTAAAATAACAGAAATGGCCAAGCTAAATGTTATTAAATTTTTAGTACAAAATAATGTCTATCCTGATAAACCAAATAAGAATAATAATACACCATTGCATCTAGCCTGTGAATTACAATATTACTATATTGTAGAATATTTACTTAAAATTGGTGTTAATCCTAATTTTACTGATAATAATGGTAATACTGCTTTCCATTATTTATTAACAGGAAATATTAAATTAGTTGAATCAGATAATTCTATAAAAGATTTTATTCCAAAAACTCAAAATAGAAATATTAAAATTAATTTTACCAATACATATAGTGATATCAGAAGTGCAAATAATAATGAGATTAGTTTGATGAATATATCAAGTAATCAGTATAATAATGATCCATTTATTATTTTTATGAATGATTTTACCAATACATCTCTAATGAGGAGTAAATATAAGGTTGATATTAATCAACAGATTATTAAATTATTATTAAATTATAAAGCAAACCCTTATATTAACAATCAGTATAATATAAGTCCAATTCATAATATTTTAAAAAATTATAATTCAAATATTTTTAATGAATTAAGAATTATAGGGATTGATTTTAATAGATTTAATTCCGATAATCCTAAAAAATTTATTGAAAATGAAATAAAAAATAATAATTATAAATTATTTGGAAATAATGAAAATAAAATTAAAACCATATTATCAAATATAACAGAAGCACATTATAATGAATTTAAAGCCCTAATATTAAATAATCCCAGATTTGGTAATAATTTTATTAGAATATTTGAAGATTCTTTTAATATTACAGCTTACTTAACATTTTATGTCCTATCTGAATTATTAATACACGAAGCACAACCCGAATTAATAAAAGTATTTGTATCACAAGGTATTGCTATTCCAAATACAACTGCAACTGAAGTGGATGCAAATGGCTTACCGATCGCTTTTAATTCATCCCATATATTTGAACAAGTTGGTAGCATTCCTATAGAACTGGAAGAATATATTCAATTAGAAAACCTTCTTAATAGTAAATTAAATGAACGTATTAAAGTCAGAGGAAAATGCACAAAACCAGAATATTCAAAACTAAAACAAGAAATAATAGATATTCAGAATAGAATGAAATCAATATCTGTTAAAGGAAAGATAAGTATTAATTCTACTAATTCACAAGAGTTGTATATAGAATTATGGAAACGTTATTTAAATAATGCGAATCTAACAGATAGGTTCAATTATAATTTAATTCCATTATACTTATTAAATAATAAACCTGAAAATTTACCAATGTTAAGACGATTAGATTGTCATAGCAGGCAATATTTTACGAATAAATTTACCAATGATTATTTATTAGGTATTGTTAATGAATATATATTAAAATCACAAACTAAACTAATAATATGTCATAGTATTAAAACTCTTATATTTAATATTATATTAAATTTTGTAATGGATAATGAAGAAGTGTTTATGCCAGCCCCTGGATTACCTATTCCACCTGGAGTACCTAAAATAACTTTTGAATATTCTTTTGATTATAATTATTTTATTACTAATATACTTAACTATTTACCAGCTAATAATCCTGATAATTTAGAAACAATAGCCAATTCATTTACCTCGATTATTGATAAATTAATAAAAAATATATTAAATATATTTGATAATATTGATGAAAGTAATACTAATAGAACTTTAGAAGCAAAAGATATTATACTTTCTGATATTATCAATAATTTAAAAAATATATTAGAATCTCTTGATCTAGCACAAAGACAAGCATTATTTAAAAGAATTGATAAAACAACTAACCCAAAGGCTCCTTTACTTGTTCCAGGATTATTAAATGATTATGATAAACCAATTAATACTTTTATAAATTTATTAGAAAATAATGTGGTAGTTTATTTTGATACGATTATACCAAAATTATTAACATCATGGCTAAGTATTATTGAAAATATATTTAAATATATTATTAATTATTATAGAATGTTAGAAACTACCAAGCAATTAAATTAATATAATTCATATTTGTATCTTCATCTCATTAATATAATTAGTATGATTAGAGTTTCTTTGAACATCATTAGACTGTATAATTTCTTCTACTATTTTTATTGTAAAACTATGATTAATATTACGAAAATCTGGAACTGTACCATCTGGATATAAAAATGAAATATTTAAAGATGTTATTTCTGGTATTGGAAATATAGGTGAGTATATATCAGATGGTTGTTTAACAAATGTATTAAATAAATAATCACCTTGGTTGCCAGATAATAATATTTTAGCAAAAGCTGTAGGAAAATTAATATTATTTATAAATTCAATATTATTCATATACATTAAGAAATATGTATTTTGTCCTGATAAATTAATTAGATTATTTGATGTAATCAAATCACCTACTGAATTTAAGTTATTATTTATAACATAATTATCAAAATTACTAATTGTTTTATTAAATGGGGTAATTGCAAATGTACTACCAATATCCTTAAACCCCAAAATATCACCAAATGTATCATTTCTATTAAATAATAGTCTAAATTTTGTATTTTGTTTAATAATTATATCATTACCACCATATGAATATATAATATTATTAGATAATTTAGATATTATACTAGTTGTTATTTGAGAAGTATTACATAATTCATTTATATTATTTAGAATTTGCAATTGATCAGCTGATAAATTTATAATATTATTTATATAAGAAGGATTAATATTATTATTATTATAATTTGGCAATAGATTGACTAGACTATTTGATAAAGCTGATATTTTATTAATATTCGATACTTTGCCTAAAAGTACGCTATAACTATTACTACTAGGATTTATAGAATAAACAGTAAAATTTTGATTGTTTATATAACTTGCTGGAATATATTCTTGTGTTATCATATTTATTTGTTGATTATCATTTTGTGTTCCAATATTTAAGTTGCTTATAATACTAACTTGAAGCGCATTTTGTATATAGATTATATCACCAACATTAATAGTACTTGCAACTTGTTCAATTTGCAATTCATAATAACTAATATTATCAATTGTAATTACAACAACACTTAGCGAATTTGGCAATAGAATATTATTATATGAATTAAATATAACTTTATTTGTGATATTATCATAACTAATATCAAATATATTATAAATTGGATTTGTTGATGTTGATATATTTCTTAACACCCCGTTCATTTTTGTTTGTAAATTAAAAATTAATTTATTTAAATTATAAAACCCTTCATCAATTGCAACACTATATAATTGATTTCCATCCTCAATATTTTGCCAATAAAATTTATTATTAATATTATTTTTTATACTATAATCAATATAAGGAAATTCTGTACTCAATAATTCAACATAAATTACATTTTTAAAAGTTTGTTTTAATTCAATTGAATAATTATTAGAATATGGATAGCCTTGGATTGTGTCTAAAATCTTCATAATTTGAATATTATTACCTCCACCATTTGTTGTTATATAAGCACCTTTAATACTATTAATATTAATATATATATAATCATTAACTACTTTAGTAATAGTTTGATTACTTTGAAAATTATAATTATTTATAGGGAAATTTGAATTAATATAACCAATATTAATACCAGCAATACTTAAGAATGATACAGAAAATGTTTGATTTAATATGGTTTGTCCTGCTTGTTGTAATATAATATTATATTGTTCTGATAATATTAGATCAGATGTTAAAGGTATTTCTATATTACTTTTAGTAGTATATGTTATGGGTATTCCTGCAATCACGACTTGATTTGAAGTTAGTTGTTGCGTATATAATACTTGATCACTTCCAATTTGTAATGTAGTAGATTGTCCATTTATTATTGCTTGTTGTGTTCCTAATATTAATGGCGAATTATTGATAATATTAGTTTGTTGTGGATTTAAGTAATTAAAATCTAATTTAATGAATAATAAATCATTTGTATTAAGACTATTTAAATAATTTGCAATATTAGTAGGGATATAATTACTAATATCACTATAGATATACAGTTGTTTTATTCCAATAAAACTATTAAGTGGTATATTATTAATTATATTAGTAATATTTACATCACCGTATAATTGAATATCAATATATAATTGAAGTCCATATTTAGTATAATAATTTGAAGGTATATTGTGATTTTGATAATTTATTACAAGATAATTAAAATTATTAAATAAATAAAATGAATTATATAAAATTTTACTAGGACCTACTACATTTTGAATAATTATATTATCACCAGGTAATAACTGGTGATGAGGATAATTTATTTTAATTTCTTGTTCGTCTTGAATAAAATATAATGGATTGTTTGGTAAAAATTTTCCATCTGACTTATAAATATATTTAGGAGCAATGATTCTAGTGGAACTATCTACATTTAATATTGTAGATTTTATTATTTTATTAATATTCATATTAATATAATAATAGTTATTTTTTTATTACTTAATAATAGATAAATTATATTCTAAATTAATAATAATGTTAAAAAACAATATAAATTTAGAACAGAATGGTATTATTTTTCCTAACTGGGTAATGAACAATTTTAAGAAATTTATATTACCCGAAATCATTAATAAAGAAGGGTCTGATCCTTGTAATGAACAAAGGGTTGAAGAAGTGACAACATATCAAAAATTTGTAGGACAATATCTTAATTTTCAATCACCTTTCAAAGACATGTTAATTTATCATGGTGTGGGGGCTGGTAAAACAAATACTGTTATTAATCTCTATAATTTATTATTTAATTATACCCCCAATTGGAATATCTTCATACTAATTCCTGCTGCTCTTCACGATGATCCTTGGATTAAGGATATTAGTAAATGGATGAATAAAAAAGAATATGATAAAAGACTATCTAATATTATCTTTATTCATTATGATTCGCCATTTGCTGATAGAGATTTCTTAGAAAAAGTTAAAACCGCAGATAGTTCTAAAACATCAATGTTTGTGATTGACGAGGCACATAGGTTTATAGGTAATGTGTATAATAATATTTATAGTAAAAAAGGTAAGAGGGCTCAGGTCATATATGATTATATACAACAAGAAAAAAAAGAAAACTATAATACGAGGGTAGTTTTATTATCTGCAACACCTATTGTTAATCTGGCTTTTGAATTTGCTCTGATTTTTAATCTACTGAGACCCGATACATTCCCCACATCAGAAGCTATTTTTGAACAACTATATATTTCTTCAACAAATTTTACTTCACTTAATGAAAATACAAAAAATTTATTTCAAAGAAGAATTTTGGGCTTGGTATCATATTATATTGGTGCTACTCCCGATAAATATGCAATGAAAACTGTTCATTATGTAAATTTGACTATGGAACCATATCATGAAGATACATATAATCATTTTGAGAAAATAGAAGAATATAAAGAAAAAATTAGATTGCAAATGTCTAGAGGTAAAGTAGGAAGTGATGAAGGATCGACATATTTATCTTATACTAGACAAAGTTGTAATTTTGTTTTTCCTAATATTAACAGTAAAGTGAATGGTGAGGGAAGACCACGACCTAGTCATTTTAAAGTTAAGGATGAGGATGCTGAAATAGTTGATTTGGGTAAGAATATTGATAAGAGGAATAAATTGGTTAAAAATAAACAAGAAGTATTATTATATGTCAAGGCAATCCATCAATATATTAATACTTTTATAGATTATATGAAAGATATTTTAAGAAAGGATAAAGAAGCAAAATATACCTTATCTGATGATGTTAATAAATTCTATAAAAATTATGATGGTAGTTTTACTGATTTTATGGCTAATGAGAAGAAGAAAAGTAATCTCTTTAATGCCTTGTATAAGTCATCTCCTAAATTTATTAATATTATTTTCAATATATTGAAAACTAAAGGAACGGTTTTAATATATTCAAATTATGTTGAAATGGAAGGCCTTCAATTATTAAAAATATATCTTAATTTCTTTAATTTCATTTCATTAGATGAAGATACTAGTTTTAATAAGAATACATTAAAGAATGATGGTAAATATGATTTTCATCGATTTATTGAATATCATGGTAGTATTGATACTGATGTTAGGCGAATTAATAAAATGATATTTAATCAACCAGTTAATATGCACGGTAAGAATGTAAAAATTATAATGATATCTCCTGCAGGAGCTGAAGGTCTTAATTTGAATAATGTTAGACAAGTTCATATATTAGAACCATATTGGCACGAAGTTAGAATTGAGCAAGTTATAGGTCGTGCATTGCGCTATTGTCATCATAAAGATTTACCATTAGAAGAAAGAAAAGTAGATATATTTCGTTATAAGATGGTTAGAAAATCTGGTAAAGAAACAACTGATGAGAAGATGGAGAATTTATCAAGAAAAAAGAATACAGTATTGTTATCATTTATTGAAGCGGTTAAAGAGTCGGCTGTTGATTGTGAATTATTTAAGAACCATAATATGATGGGTTCTAAATATAAATGTTTTCAATTTAATGAAGAAACCTTATTAGATGTACCATTAAGGCCAGCTTATCAAAAAAATTTAGATTATGATATGAAGATGGATAATGGATTAAATTCTAAAAACTCAACAATCAAAAAAATAAAAGTTAGAAAAATTAAAGCTGTTATTAAATCTGGCGATGCATACTCACATGAAACAAATTATTGGTTATATGAAGATACAGGCGTTGTGTATGATTATGAGTTAAATTATCCTGTTGGAAAATTAGAGAGAGATAATAATAATAATTTTAGTATGATTGATAATAAAATTTATATTATAGGACATGTAATACAGATACCCAGTTATACATTATATGAATAGATTCATCTATCTTATACATTATATGAATAGACTCATCTATCTTATACATTATATGAATAGACTCATCTATCTTATACATTATATGAATAGACTCATCTATCTTATACTAGGATAGAGCTACCATTGGTTTGATTTGCAATGTTCTTGAATAAATTT